AAATTAGCCTTTGTATAAGCTCCGTATTTAGTTTCATTATCTTTAGGACCTTCAATTGTTCCTAATTCTGCTGTAGCAACTTCAATTAAGCGCTCAACTGTTCCTTGTTCTGCCATTATTAATCCTTATCCCAATCAGTGTCAACTGGTTGTTCCTCTGGCATTTGTCCGTCTGGCTTTGCAGCAAGACGTGCCATAGTTACATCAATTTCTGCTTCTAATTTTTTATCTGCTTGAGTATTTTTAGCATCCATTTCTTTATTTGCTAATTGTGCAGACATTATATCTTTTGCACCAGAGTTTCCTATTAACAAGCCTGCCAGTGTTCCTGTAATAAATGTTGCTACGCTTCCAAGAACATTGAAGAACATCTTATCATTCTCTGATTGTGCTCCGATTGGTTGTGTCACAAAAAGTAATCCGTACAAAATTCCTATTGATGTTAGGAATAGAATGGAACCAAGTGTGATTCCCAAAATAAATTTTAATCTAGCATCTAAGTCTTGTGGACTCAGCTTTTCTTTAGCCATTTGTAGTACCTGTCTCAGTAGTAGTAGTTGGTGCCTTACCAATTACATCTTTAGTGCATGTTCCGCTTGCTTCACAAATTGGAGGGTTGCACTCAGCCTTTTCCCAATTTGCTGGATCCTGACATGGATATCTGTAAGAGCCGTCATAACCGCAACTAGTCAATGATATCACTAGTAGGCCTGATAAAGCAATAGCAGCTATTTTTTTCATATTCCTATTATACACTATTCCAAATCTCTATTTCTAATTGGGCTAGTGATAATCCAAATAGCAGTTGTCAAGACAATTCCATATCCAACTACAGTTTTAGCACTTCCATCCAAAACCACCCAAGCAATGAACATGCCTAGAAGGGTCCAGGCCTGGTCTATTAGGTCTTTGATTATATTATTTATTATTTTTACCATCTTCTTCTACCTCCTTGACCTGGTGAATTTGCTCCTGAGCCCCCACCAGAACTTCCTCCGCCAGTTCCTCCGCCAGCAGCACCGCCTGCAGCAGCCCCAACAGCGTTGAGTGCAGCACCTGTTGCAACAACTGTTGCTACAACCATTTTAGTTGCTTCTTCTCTTTCCTCTTCAGTCATATCTGCACCAATACTTCCAAGAGCTGCCAATGCTGCTCCTGGATCTGTTAAAGCTGCCTCAAGTAATGCTCCTGGATCTTGAACCAATTCAACATTTGCAGCAACTTCTGCGGTAATAACAAGAGCATTTCCATTTTCGTCTGTACGAACTTCTACGGGTGTAGATGGGGGAAGGTCAGAATATGAAATTCCAGATGCAACTATTGCTGCTGCTGTAACAGCCTGCCCAGGCTTAAGGTTTTCAAATAATGATTCTACAACCACTTTTTTCTGTTCTTCAGTTAATTTACCTTCCGCTGCTGCCTTCTTTAATGCATCTTCTTCTGCTTTAGCTTTTTCTGCTTCTGCTGCTTTAGCTTCAGCCTCTGCTTTTGCATTAGCTTCTTCTTGTGCCTTGGCCTCTGCTTCAGCCTTTGCTTCAGCTTCCGCCTGAGCCTTTGCTTCTGCTTCCGCCTTTGCGTCTGCTTCTGCTTGTGCAGCGGCTTCAGCTTCTGCTGCTAATCTGTCTGCTTCTGCTTTTGCGTCTGCCTCTGCTTTTGCCTTTGCTTCTGCTTCTGCCTTTGCTGCTGCTTCTTCTGCTGCTACACGATCAGCCTCTGCTTTAGCAGCGGCTTCTTCTGCTGCTATACGGTCTGCTTCTGCCTTTGCTGCAGCTTCCGCTGCTGCTTTGGCTTCTGCTTCTGCCTTTGCTGCAGCTTCCGCTGCTGCTTTGGCTTCTGCTTCTGCTTTAACTCTTGCTGCTTCTGCAGCTGCTGCTTGTGCAGCGGCTCTTTGTGCTGCAGCTTCCGCTGCTGCTGCTTCCTGTGCTGCTTGTGCTGCTGCTGCTTCTGCTGCGGCATTTGCAGCGGCTTGAGCTGCTGCTTGTTGCTCTGCATAATAATTAACTGTAACTTGTGCTGCATTTGTCATTGCAACAACTGCTTCTTCTACCTTAACCGCTGCAGTATTGGCCAAGGTATCTGCTGTTTGAATAGCAATTGTTAGGTTTTGATTTGCAGTTGCTAGGTTTTGTTGTTCTGTTGTTAGGTTTTCATTAGCAGTTGTTAGGTTTGCTTGAGCGGTTGTTAGATTTGTCTCTGCTACTACTTTTTCTGCTGTGACAGTTGTTAATACTGCTGTGCTGGAAGCAAGTTCAGTGGTGGCTGCCTGCAATGCAGCTATTTGTTCTGGAGTAGCAGTAGATGTGCTAAATTCAGATGCTGGAATTATTTCCCATCCGCTTCCTGTATAACGCATCAAAGCAACATTTGCCCCTCCGCCATTTTCGTAATACCACATTTCAAATGCTTTTGATACGCCAGCAGTGGTTGAAACATCGGCAGTTGAGCCTCCACCACCTTTATCTACCCAGTCATCTATAACTAGTTCTCCATCTAGATACAATCTAACTCCATCGTCTGCTGGGGCTGTAATATATTGAGTTCCTGTTGTTTGTGGAGTCCATTGACCTTGCCATTTAACTTGAAAATCCTCAGTTACTGTTGTTGTAGATGTAATTGTTCTAGTTGCAGATATGTTATCTATTGCATAGTAATCCCAATCTGCTGGGATAAGTATTGTTGAAATAGTCTTTCCTTCGGGAGCTATAAATGTTTCTTTATGAACATAGCCAGGGTAGTTAGCATTAACATCGTCTTGAATAACAAATGTTTCTGTAGTTCCATCTGTATACGTAACTGTTCCAGTTGAATTACCGTTCTTAGCAAACACATCAAACCCTGCAGATGTAGTGTTTGCTGGCAAAGTAATTAATGTATTTTTGGTAGCACCTTGTTCAACTAATGATGGATCAGATCCTGGATTTGGAAATCCAATTGCACCAATGTATGTTCCGCCATTATTAGTGGTTGAGACTGTAGTTCCATCTACTGTAATTCCAATAGTTGTATTTAATTTATTTCCTGCAAAAGTTTCTGTAACTGTTGTAGTTGTAGTTGCACCATTTACTGTTGGTCCACCAGAACCCCATTGCTCATTAATTCCATTTGTATCTGTTCCAGTATATACAACTGTTCCACCCATTTGTGGAGAGGCATTAGTTCCTGGGTTACTATAAACTGTTATATTTAACCCAGGGGATGTATTTGCATTTACTATTGCTGTGGCAGATTCTACTATATCTGCCTTTACTTCTACCACTGCTGTCTGTGATTCTACTGCTGCTGTTGCTGTAGCCAAGGTGGTAGATGCTGTAGCTACTGTTGCTGTAGCTGACTCAACCACCGTAACTGCTGTGGCTACAACCGCTGTTTGTGATTCAACATTATTCTGTGCAACTGTAGCAACGGCTACGGCTGTTTCTGCAGACTGGATAGCAGTATTCGCCTCTGAAACCTTTACTGTTGCTTCTGCTACTGCTGTAGCTATTGGCTCTTGCGTCGTAGCAATTGTCGTAGCAGCTTGAGTATCTGTATTTGGCACATTAGCCTGAATGGTAGTTATAATAGTAGTTGACTGAGTTTCAGCAGCTTGATCTAAAGCTTCTTGTGCCTCATTTATTTTTGTTTCAACTGTCTCAACTGTAACAGTAGTAGTTGTAGATATGGTCTCTGAGGTAGTGTTTGGATCAGCTGGAGTTACCTGAACTGTGACTTCATCTGCAGCTAAAGAATGGTCTGCAGAAACAAAAAATAGCCATGCCATTACTAGCAGGCTAAATAAACTTAATCTAAACTTTCTAGTCAACTAGGTATCTCCTAAGTAATGCAATATTTTTGATTACTTAGTAATTATACCAGAATGTTAATTTAAACTACTTAGCATTATCTGTTTTGTAAAAGCCAGAACCTTTAAACTGAATACCAAATGGGCTGAAGTGTCTAATCATTTTTGCTTCACATTCTTCACAAATGTATCCTGGATCATCTTCAGATATTGATCTTGTTACTGAAAGTAATGGGTGTGAATCATCTTCAATGCACTTATATTCATATACTGGCATTACTTTCTACCCCACTGAACCTTATTCCAACCTCGCTCATGGAAATAGTAAAGGATAGTTTTGGTTAAAACCTCAAAGCTTGCAATTGCTCCAGCTGTAACTGGCTCCTTTGTTATAACCCATGATAGAACAAATGTATCTATTGTTCCAATTATGCGCCATGTGATTGCTTTTAATGCTGATCTTTGTTTACTAACTTTCATGACGGCCACTCCATATTATTTGGTTTTGTGATTACGTTCCAAATTTTAGATACCCATTTCTTTACGTTTTTGAGTAGCGCTGATCGCTTCAATTTCATCCCCCAATTTTACTTGTTCAATTTTATACCCCACATCACGCCCATACACTATGTTGGTTATATTAGGAAGTCTTAGCACCATCGCTCCATCCATAAATTCATCCTTAGCAATATATTCTTTTACTTCATCAAATTTAAGTGGATCTTTTTCACTTGTGTTATACGTATTGCGAACCCCAAGTAGTACCTGATTTGTTCTCTTTCCAGCCTCTTCATATAAAGCATGATGACCTTCGTGCCATGGTTGATACCTTCCGAGCATTAGGGTTGTTGGTGCTGACCAATCATGCAGGCTAAACTGATCTATGATTGTAGAAGCTTTTTGATTAGGGTCAAGTAGGTGGCTTGGGAAACCTATGTCGTAATTTGCAGGCGGTTGAAACATTTTATTTGTATCTTCAAATCTACCCTCAGATATCGTATACATATACACCAAGATGTCTGGCTTTCCAAATGCCTCTCTTGTAGCATCTGTTGGGCATACAAAATCAACGATTACTGGAGCAACACCTTGCTTTGCAATAAGGCGAGCCATCTCTCCCATTCGTCTTGCTTGTTCAAGTCTATCTTCTGGAGTAAACCCTAAATCAGAATTTACAGTTGCACGAACTTCGTCTGCATTTAAATGAATTGCATTAATGCGTTCTTTTAAGGCTTTTGCTAGTTCTGTTTTACCAGAGCCAGGTAGCCCTATAATCTGTATGATCACTACTTACCGCTTTTCTTTCTTTGTGCTGCCAAGGCTGCAAAATCTTTGACCTTAGTGTCTCCCATGTATGACCAAGCATACCCGTCTTCAATCATAACTTCATTAATTGATTTTTCTTGATTATCTATATATATCCACCCCAAAATTCTTCCATACTTTTCGGAAGAGTCTGGTAGCTCTGTTTTAATAACAATGACTTCTGCGTCTTTCATTGCGTTCTTTAAATACTCTTTTGATTCTAGGCCTAAAGATTTTTCAAATCTGTCTGATGTGCGAGATTCTGGAGTATCAATTCCAGCCAATCTTACTCTTTTGGATAAGGATATGTCAAACCCTAAATCAATATCAACATCTATTGTGTCTCCATCAACTACCCTAAGTAATTTTTTTACACGGTATTCGTACATATCTCTCCCTAATACTTGGTGAGCAGTTTAAACACTTGCTCAGGTGTATCCTAAGGCGTAACTATTGGCCCGTGCCCCACCCTGTGGGACACTACAATTATACCTTACTTGATTTTAATTGTCTTTGGCTTCTTGTCTTCTGGTACAATTCTTTCAACTGTTACAGACAACAAGCCATTTTTTAATTCAGCCCCAGTGACTTCCATATATTCACCAAGCGCAAATGTGCGGGTAAATTTACGAGCAGCAATACCTTTATGAATTGCTTCACCAGATTCTTCTGTAGATGCCTCACCTTTAATTATAAGGGTGCCGTTATCTACTGAAACATCTACATCTTTTCTGTCGAATCCAGCTAATGCTAGATCAACACGATAGACATCATCTTCCACCTTTACAATATTGTATGGTGGGTATGATTGATGAGATGCTGCTGTGTGAACTGAATTTAGGCGATCAACCATTTCGTTGAAGCCAATGAATAGGGGATCACGAAAAAGATCCCATGCGTATGTTGTTACCATTTTATTCCTCCTTTAAGCGAATAAGTTATTATATAGACCCCGTAAGGCGGTCTTTATAAATTATATCAAATCTTTTTAAATTCTGCTACTAGATTCTAGGGCTGACTGAGGGGAAACCTTAATAAACCTTGATTCTTTTCTTAGATAATCTAAATTTTCTGCTCCGCAATATGACATTCCGCTTTTAATATTATTAATAAGCTGCTGAATAGAGTCTTTTACAGAACCCCTGCTGGTTAAAATTGCTTCCGCACCTTCAACATGCAGTCTTTCTGCTGGCACTACGGCTCCATCCATAGTCTGTATACCTCTTGAAGCTAAGCCCCTAAAAGCAAGATTGCCATTGCCATCTCTATCGCATTCTTCATGTCCTGCAAAAAAATTACCCATCATTATTGCACTTGCACCAGCTGCCAAAGCTTTTACTGCATCCCCGTTGTTTTTAATTCCTCCATCAGAAATTATTCCATTTATTGAAGATTCTTTTACTCTTTCATAAATGTCAATAACAGAAGAAAGTACAGGTTGTCCAAAACCAGTAACTATTCTGGTGGTGCAAGCAGCACCCCCTCCAATACCTACACGCACTGAATCTGCACCTGCTTCCATAAGGTCTCTATAGGCTTCAAAAGATGAAACATTGCCAGACATTATATGTACTGAAGAAGGGCAAAGGCTTCTAAGATCTTTTACTGCAGAAATTGCTGTGTCGGTATGTCCAAATGCTGTATCTATTAGAATAATCTTTACTTTCATATTGATAAGCTTATCAATAAAATTCTTATCTGATGCTTCTTGATTATTTATAGAAAATCCCACACGGTCCCAATACGGGTTATTGCGAATCTGATACTCCATTTGCTCAATTCTTTTTTCTAATGACATAAACCTATGAACAAATGCTATACCGCCAGCAGCAGTAACTTCTTCTATCATCCTGTTACTATTAATAAACTCCATCGGTGCTGTCATAAAAGCGTTTTCTAACTCAATAACTCCGTCTGGATTTTTTGGGTTACCCAATAAACTTTTAATAGTTACGTTTGATCTGCTTTTTATGTTTGACCTAGATGGCAGTAAAAGTATGTCATCAAAACATATATTGCTGACAGTTGTATCTAATTGCATTTATTAATCCTTTAATGATTTCCATGGGTTTGGCGGAAGCTTTAAGCTTGACTGCAGGAACCAATCCCACTCCTGGTGCTGACCCAATCTATTTGATAAAAATTGAACAAGTCCGTGCTCTCTATGAACAATTGCTTGCTCAACTAAAACTTTAATATCCTCAATCATTCTTTGATTAATTGGTACAAGGTGCTGTGCCATCTCTACTCCACAGTAAGTCTCTGGTTTTACATTTCCCAATGTTTGATTTTTAGTAAACTCTTCTAGAGTATAAGGAGCTTCACCGTTTAATCTTCTTAGCCATACTGAAACCTCGTGCACTGAATTTTCTGCATCTTTATAAATTTCTTCATAAACAATACGAGACTGTCTCATTAAAACAGACTCCGTATTCCAGTGGAATCCGTGTACTAGGTGTGCAAATACTACAGAGTTAGCTTGAAACTCTTGTAGCGATTTAATTAATTCGTTCTTTTTCATTATACCCTCTTTTATCTAAATGACCACGGGTTTGCTTTTGCAAACATTCCGTCTAACTGTCTTTGATTTTGAACAAACCCGCCTGTTACTGCATGAGCAAGCTTAAACAAATCTGGTATCAATAGATCACCCTTTTGCCATTGATGTACCATTCTTATATCTTTATTGTTCCACACGTTATCAATTATTTGACCGTGTATTCTTTCAAACTCTTTTAATTCACCATCTGTAAAATGTCTTCCGTCGTATTCTTTTAAAGTAGTAAATCCATAATTGCCACAAAAGGTCCTCAATGTTTTTTCACCAGTAATCCAGTGCTTTTTAATATAAGAATACTGAACATTTCTACCTTGAGCATCTAATAAAACTACACATTTGTCAAGAAATTCTTGCTCTTCTGGCTTCAATGAATTATATAAACTAGTCATATCTACAAAACATGTGTTACCCGTGTCTGGCTCGCAATCAAACTTAGTCATGTTCCATATGCCAGCTCTAAACGAATCGTTTTCGTTTTCTACCCACTCAATATGCCAACCTAGCATCCATTCATCTTTTGTTGCAATTGTTGGTCCTAGCATATGCTTATGGTGATCCTCTATGTAGTCTGATCTATTTGGTACTGTATTATTTGGATACCAGTCTAGCTTATCACCAAAAAACCTTGTTATGTCCTCTTGTAAAGAATAATCTGCGTGAGCATTTCTAAAAGCTAAAATTTTTGAATCTAAAAATTTTTGCTTATAGTATGGAAAATTTTCCTTTATTGCATCAAAACCTGGAAACTCGATGACCTCAATGTATTGCATATAACTTTCCGTTCTAGTTAATTGTTTGTGTTAAGCTTGCTTTAAGCCACCATTGCCATTTTTTATGGCTGTCTTGTCTTTCAGATATAAAATTAGCTAGGCCTTCTTCACCTGCTTGGGTTGCTGCACCAAATAATACCGTAAGGTCATTCAGCATTATTTCGTTTGCATCAAATAAAACTTTTGTCATTGTTATTGGAGAATTGCTTGTTGTTAAAGTTTCTACCATTGTCTGATTTACCATCAGCTGTCCAAGCGTGTAAGGCGCTTGAGTGTCAAATTTTCTTAACCACTCTGAAATAATATCTATTGTGCCATCTACATCCTTGTAGATTTTACCGAAGAAATCATGGTATTGTGTAAACAAAGGGCCCTCAACGTTCCAATGAAATCCGTGGGCTGCATTAGACATTACAAAAGAATTTGCCTGCCATTTCTTTAACAAAGATATTAACTGTTCCATTATTCTAGTATACCATTTCTATAATCAAATTGTTGGGTCAGTGGCGGTAGTTTTAGGCATCAATATTCCCTCAGCCCACTGTTTTCTTAAATCTTCCTGGGCTCCATAAACAGATTCTTTTTGAGCCTGCAGGTCTTCATCATAAACCGAATCTTCAAAATCAAAGGAGCACATCATTGTATATCTGTCTCCCCCCAATATTTCTGTAACTGCGTGTACGTTGTCTATTCCAACTCCAAACACTATTACATTCCCAGTAGTTGGTTTTATTCCTATTTTATGATCTCTAAATGTTAATTTTCCGCCTTCATAATCGTCGTTTAAATAGACGATTGCAACAAGTTTATTTTCTTTCCATGCATTAGGGGTTCCATCAAGTTCGGCATTATCTGCATGATCTGCTGCCCAAGCTCCTGGGGTCCACTTATGTGTGCTAAGAGTTAATGGCTTTAATTTTTTACTAAACACTTCTTCTGCAAGTTTATGCATTTTGTCTTTAGCTTGAAATACAAGTTCTTTTCCAGCGCCCTCGTTTGGCTTTTTGCCAGAAATGGTATACATGCCTGGAAAACAAGAAAGCATCCAATCATCTAGGCTGTTCCAATAGGATATAAAATTAGAACATTCCTCTTTAGTAAATACGGATTGGTATTCTACTACATCTTGTTTATGTATTATTTTTTCCATTATACGATTATACCATTCTTAAAATATATAAGCCAGTCTTTATTTAGACTGGAGCCCTCCGTCAGGATTGAACTGACGACCTTCCGCTTACAAGGCGGATGCTCTACCACTGAGCTAGGGGGGCTGAGCGATCCATAACGGACTTGAACCGTCGACCTCTACCGTGACAGGGTAGCGCTCTAACCAACTGAGCTAATGGACCATAGGCAGTTTAAAGTCTTACCTAGGACATACTACTACTTTATATCGAACCTGTCAAGCATCATTACCTTATGCCAGGCTTTTACAAAATCTTCAACAAATTTTGTATTTGAGTCATCAGAAGCATAAACTTCTGCTATTGCACGAAGCTCTGAATTGGAAGCAATAATTAAATCAACTCTTGGCACATGTGTTGCTTCACTAGCATTAATATACGAAAGCAATTCTGCAAGATATTGATTATTAATTTTGCCACTCTCTAGAGATCTTATGCCAGACAATAGAACAACAAGCTCTGATGGATTTAAGTCTAAGTTGTTTGCTTTTTCTACTAACAACTTCTCCTCTGGTATTTGAACCCCAGTCTTAATATAGTTTCTAAACCCATCAGCTATTGGCTCAAGCACAGAAAATGAATCTATATCTGTTTGTTCCTGAGACGCATCTCCACGACCTGGTACAAACGGAACAGTTACTTTATCATTAGATGCTTTTTCAATAGCAGCGCATCCTGCAAGAACAATAAGATCAGCAATAGAAATCTTATGATCTTTTTGAACTTGTTCTAAAAATGAAATTGTGTCAGAAATTATTTCATGATTATTTGATTCCCAAGTATTCTGTGGCTGAAGCCTAATTCTTGCACCATTTGCTCCACCACGTTTATCTGTTTTACGGAATGTTGAGGCAGAAGCCCATGCGGTGTAAACAAAATAATAAAGAGGAAGCTCTGAAGACTTTACAGAATTTTTAATATTTTCAATATCAACATTTTCAGTAATAGAAATAGGAACTGGGTCTTGCCAAATAAGCTCTTCAGATGGAACTTCTTTGCCTAGATATCTTGCAATTGGACCCATATCTCTATGCGTTAGTTTAAACCAAGCACGAGCAAATGCGTCTGAGAAGTAATCAAAGTCTTCAAGGAATCTTCGTGAAATCTTTTCATACTCTGGATCAAATCTCAATGCAAGATCTGCTGTTGTCATAACTGGAGCATGAAACTTACCTTCAACATGTGCATCTGGTACTAAGCTTGCAGCAGATTCATCTGTTGGGATCCACTGGGTTGCCCCAGCTGGTGACTTAGTTTGCTTCCACTCATACTTAAACAATAAATTAAGATATGAGTTGTCCCATTTTGTTGGAGTTGGAGTCCATGCACCTTCGATACCGCTAGTTATTGTATCTTCTGCATTTCCTTTACCGAATGAGTTCTTCCATCCTAAGCCCATTTGCTCAATAGGTGCAGCTTCTGGCTCTGGTCCAACATTTCTTGGATCTCCAGCACCATGAGCTTTACCAAAAGCATGTCCGCCTGCAATCAAGGCAACAGTTTCTTCATCATTCATTGCCATACGAGCAAATGTTTCACGAATATCACGTGCAGAAAGAACTGGATCTGGATTACCGTTAGGTCCTTCAGGGTTTACATAGATCAAACCCATCTGTACTGCAGCAAGTGGATTTTCTAGTTCACGATCACCGCTGTAGCGATTATCTGCAAGCCATTCTTTTTCGCTACCCCAGTATGTGTCATCGGCTTCCCAGACATCTTCACGTCCTCCACCGAAACCGAATGTCTTGAACCCCATGTTTTCTAAAGCAACATTACCTGCAAGAATCATTAGGTCTGCCCATGAAATCTTTTTGCCATACTTCTTTTTAATAGGCCATAGTAGGCGACGAGCTTTATCAAGGTTTCCATTGTCTGGCCATGAATTTTGTGGAGCAAATCTATGTAGACCTTCTCCAGCACCTCCACGACCATCTGTTACTCTATAGGTTCCTGCGCTATGCCAAGCCATTCTAATAAATAATGGTCCGTAGTTTCCATAGTCCGCTGGCCACCAATCTTGAGATGTAGTCATAACATCTTCTATATCTTTTTTGAGTGTATCTAAATCTATACTCTCAAATTCTTTTGCATAATCAAAATCTGGATCCATTGGGTTTGATTTTGAAGAATGCTTTCTTAATGAAGATAGATCTAATTGATTAGGCCACCAGTCGGTGTTGTACGTGCCTTTATCATTTAGACTATTACCAGTAAAAGGGCATTTCCCTTCTGTCATTTTTTCTCCTTTATATAAAGTGGGTTTCCCCGCTGGACCAGTAGGACTCGAACCTACGACCTAGAAGTTAACAGCTTCCCGCTCTGCCGACTGAGCTATGGTCCAATGTGCCCTAGGAAGGAATCGAACCTCCGACGCAGACCTTAGAAGAGTCTCGCTCTATCCGCTGAGCTACTAGGGCATTAATATTGCTATTCATCTAATTCGATTAATCCTAATTCCTTTGCAACACGTTTTCCTTCTTCGCTTAATTCCATATGCGCTTCAAGGTTTTCATCATACTCTACGTCAAGCAATCCCTTTTCAAATAAATCAATCAAGGTTGCATCAATAAAACTTGTGTGGGCTTCCCACAATTCAGGAGCTATTTCTTTTGCACTTTCATCAATAGTAAATATGAATTCGCCATTTTCATCTACTCCAGAGATGTTAATTACACCCATCTCAATATACATCTGCAACATATCTTCGTCCATATTTCCTCCTGTGCGCTAAGTAGGACTTGAACCTACGATTACCGAATTATGAGTTCGGGGCTTTAACCAACTAAGCTATTAGCGCCTAGTTAGTAGTATAGTATATTTGATCAGTTATTGTCAATAGTTTTTTCAACTACAGACTGAACGTATTCAGAAAAATGTTTACGTATGCTTCCCATTGGTTTTTTACCATACGATTCCCATATTCTTTTATACTCAATTATATTATGATAAGTTGTTGGACAAACTGTTTCTCCCGCATACTCTTTCATTACTGTTGGTAGTGGAACGTGTTTTGTGCAACATTTACATAATTTTGCTTGTTCTTGATATTCACTCATAGTATTTGCATCCTATCCATTGCTTCTTTTAAATGTTCTGGCATTCTTGGGGCACGAATCATATTGTAATGATGCACCTCTCCGTCTGCTTCTTTGCCAAAATCATCATCAAAAGACATTGATTCGTAAGTATGAATGTCTATCTCTTGATTCATATTTGGTCTTGTCATACTGATTGCATTAAAAATAGATCCGCATACGGCATCCGCCAAGTCCTTCGAACCTCTTCTTGGGTGGTCTACCTTATCTTTCATTATTTTAAGCTGCAACAATTCATCTATCAATAAAGGAATATGTGGACCGTGAAGACGTTCTTCCAGTACCACCATCGCCATGTCATCATAATGTTTTTTCGCTACCGACAAAATTTCTGTATTAATTCCATACTGCTTTAACTGCTGCATCATATCGTGAGAATTCCATCTGTCAAATGTACATAGTCTAATCTTAAACCCTGCAGTTCTAAGAGACAAGATGTAATCTTTTACTTCTGTAAAATCAACAGATTTATCTGGTGTTGGAGTCCAATATCTTACTGCGTCAACCTCAACTATAGGAGCTGGTTGAGAATAAGTTTCAGTAACCTTTACGTTTACCCATTTCTGAACATGAGACATAGATACAGCACAATGGTCATGTTTTTGTGCAAGGTCAACGTGAATAAAATATTCTTTATCTGGATCTGGAGCAAACCATGGCTCTAACCTACCAAATGAGTCAACAGCTATTGCAGTATTGTTAAAAGCTTTTTCAATTTTTTCACGAGACTTAAAAAAAGCATCAATCATTTCTGGAGGCATGCAGGCAAATCGCCCTAAAGCGTCAGGCATATTTTTATAAAATTCTACCTTGTAGTCATTAATTTTTTTAGTTGGGTTTACTTCCCAAGACGGTCTCTTAATAGCATAAACTTTAGGAATGGCATAAGAAATAATATGATCTTCTTCCCACTCTACTGTTATTTCGTTACCATCCGTGCCATCTGGAAGATCCTCATCCATCTTTAATCTTTCAGATCTCAACACAGTTTCTTTTTCTGCAATAACAGATTCATAAAATTTTTGAATTGGATCATTTTTAAAACGTGGAAAAGAGAGTAGGATAACTTTTCCGTAGTCTGGAAAACGAGAAATAACAGAGGCACGATACATGTCGTATATAGCATCAGCTGTTTTTGCTTGGTCGTGACCTGAGGTGCTCTCTATTGAAAAACCTGAAATCTCATCTAGAATAACAGTAATAACGTTATAACCTTCCCAGGCTTCTCTTTGTGAGTGGCCTGAGTGTACTGTTATGTTTTTATCAAACTTTATTTCAGACGCCTTAGGCTCATACTTTCCAATAAACCATGGGCAGCGCTCAACTCTTGTTTTAAATCCTTTAAAGAATACGTTATTTGCTTGCTGAGCATTTATAGCAATATTTAATATATCAATTGTGTCGCCTGGAGGTTTGCCATAATACGATGCTGGATCTTTTAAGCATAACAACAAGTAAACCATGTAGGAAACAGAAATTGTAGCCGTATAGTCTTTTCCAGAACCCTTACCAAGCTGAGCAATTACTTCATTGCATGTTTGCTTAAACATGCGCTTACCTTCTACTTCTCCAAAAAGCTTAATCAGTGTGGACTCTTTATAAATCTGAGAAGACTTTTCAATTAATGTATATTGATAATCTGATAGAGGAGGAAGACCTAAATAGTTTGGATCAGTTACAAATGTCCTAAGGTCTACTGGCCTTTCCTCAAACTCTTCTCCATCAAGAATATCAATAAAATCATTAAAATCAAATTCCATCTGCAACCTCTGGATGGATTACAACTGCCTCTACTACTCCAGTAATTTGAGACAATCTTTTTGCAACTTCTAGTTTGCAATGAGAACATTGAGCTGTTACTTCTTTTAAAATACCTACTAGAAGCTCTTGCTTTTTTTCTGTCTCAGCAATTTGTGCTGCAATTTCAGTATTTTCTAAAACGCCAACAGACTGAAGCATTCCAATTCTTTTTGCCTCTATATCTGCAATAAGCTTAAGCGTTGTTGCTTTTACATTTAAGGCATCTTGAAGGTCAGCCTGCTGAACAGTTTTCCATGCTTCTTGAATAAGCATGGCGTAATGCTGATCTGCCCCTGAGATAGCTTCTCTGGCTCTATCACGCATGTTGCTATCATTGTGAACAACAGACTTCCACTCATCAATTAGCTCAACAACTTCTTTTCTATTGAAGCCCGTTATCGTGGCTATCTGTCCTGGCGTATTTCCTTTTAGTAGCTCTTCGACTACTTTATTCATTCTGTCAAAATGGACAGATGGTTCTATTTCACTCATAATATACTATTATAATCCTAGTTGACTAAAAAATCAACTTGACTTGGCTATTTTTAACAGTATCAAATACCCAATTAAATCATCTATATCATTATCTCCTGGGTAATCTGTGCCCTTCATGAGCCTGTTTAATTTATCATCTATACGAACATGCAGTTGCTCTCTTGGTCCCGCCTTTGAAAAAATACGAATTGGGTCAAGCGCTGAGTTCCCGTAGGATCTATTTTTATTTATTAGCATTTCTGCAATCTCAAGACACTCAGTAATTATTCTGTTTCCTGCTGGTGCATCTACACCAAGTAACTGAAGGTCTGTAACCCAGGCTTGAAAACCATTTTCTCTGTTTGGAAAATCCGCCATCTTATCTCCTTTTAATTAGTTCAAACTTTTCTAAGTGTCTCTGTATAGTCATAGCAGAAACCTTACATTCAGCTGCAATCTCTGTAACTGTTTTTCTTTGTACCACATACCTTCTATATAACCAATCTTTACTTTGATACAGTTTCATCTTTTTGTTAGCACCTCATTTGCATAATATGCAATTCCAAAGCTATCTGCCACGTCGAAATCTGATAGGGTAAGACCATACTTTTCGTTAAAGTAGTCTGCTGTTCTTTGTTTTCGCATATTTCTTAATTGATTTTTATACCACGAGTCTGCATATCCAGGATGTTCGGCTCTTATTCTAGACTTCTCATCTTTCGTTGGATTTTTGTTGCCAATGTGCGCCTGCCATGCGGTAGGGCTAATTGTAATAACCTTAGCGCCAGTAGACATAAGCTCAGCAATAACAACTCCATAGACATATGATAATTTTATCACAGCATCAGGCGATCTGACAAGTACCGCTCCCTCAACAGCAATATAATCTGACTTTAACTCTTCAAGCATTACTGACATTTTAACTTTTGCATCATAAATTTTCTCATAAATATCGGATCCTTCGATGTTTATTTTACCCCATTTTAATGGGACATTGTTTTCTAAAAGACAAAATGCAATAGAATTTGTAGAAGCATCAATACCCAAAACTCTATAGGCTTTTGTTTTAATTAATTCGTTTAATCTCATCGATCAACCCATCTAGTTTATTTTTTGATTTAATCTTTGTAGAATGCTCACACTGTTGACATATATCAACAGCATTATATCTACTTAATTGAGCCTTACACTTTTTGCAATTTCTTACGGCGCCATTTTTAATCGCCTTTTTCTCATAATACTTTTCCATTATTCTACGATTGGTGGCAATTCTACAGCACTCATCTGAACAATATTTTTGATTATGAGTCTTTGCCTCAAACTCTATTTTGCAACTTGAGTTAAAGCATATCATATCTTTGGAACCTCAAATAATTCTATTTGTACTGTGCCAACAGGGGTTGCCTTATCGTAGCATTCTTTTTTAATTGGACAATAAGTGCAAGGCATCTTGGATTTAGTAGACCCTGCTGGTCTCATTGGTAAATCTCCTGATTGAAAATTATCCCAAACTTCCTGCATCCAAAGGAATGTGTCCTCAATAATCTTTTTATTTTTTTCGTTCATAGATATTGGGATTACAAGCAGCTCTTGTGTGTTTTTATTTTCATACAAGAAGAAGCCCTCTTTGGCATTTTTTAATTTCATGTAAGTCAAAAGTTGCAGCATATGATTGGCAGAAGACTTCATTTCAGCTTGTCTAGTATCCCAGACCTCTTGCTTAGCTGTTTTAATTTCACCTATTACAGTCTCTCCATCATACTCCATAATAAGATCAATAAACCCACGGATAGGTGGGTACTCATTAACTATCTCTTCTTCTTCTGCAACAAATTGCGGCATGGTTGATATGAGCTTTTGCAATCTTTCATGAGCTTGTGTGCCTTGTGCCATATTAGCAACAGAGACAGCATCATTGTCATCAATGAACATAGCGCCACTAAATGCCATATACCAGTACCTTGGGCAGGTTCCGTGTCCGTATCCCAAAGAGCTTGGGCTAAATGACTTTTTAGTCATCTCTCCATCTGCACGTTTAGTTTTTCTATATGACTCATCAAGCAACTGTGCAAAAAGTTCTGGGTCAAAATGCTTTCCAGTATGCTTTTTAAATTTAAGATTCTTTACAATATCTCTAGCCATTTATGAATTGTACCTAACGACATACTTAAGTGCATCTACAAGTTTGTCTATGGACTCCTTTACTGAATAATAAACATTCTTCTTGTTGTTATTAACTGTGCCAGCCTTATCCTTAGCAATAGTGGAGTAGTACGAAGCCATGACTGCAAACTTAGTTGACATTGCTTGTAGCTCCATAATAAGCATTGGAGATTTGGCTGAAGGAACATCTGGGTTCATTAATAATTTTACCACTATAGCGAGGGCCTTGTCTAAATGATCATCCTTCATAAACTCATGCAGATCATTAAATTCAGTAATAGTGCTAATAAGCTCTAAAGTATTTTTATCTTCCATTATGTCTCCTTGTATAATCAATTGCCCATAGTCCAAGTGGGTATCCAATAACAAAACCTGTCATTACTCCAAATAAGAAGCTAACCATTAGAAAAACAACCTCCACACCCCATCACATTTTTTACCAAACCCCTGTAGGGTTATCCTTCTATCGCTATTCGTCAGATTGATCCCGTGAGCCACTGAATGTATTTGTTCACCCTGTTGAATCATTGCTTTACCAACTGAATATTCGATTATGTTTGGGATTTTATTTTTAATATGTTTATCCAAAAAATCTATGCTTTGCTCGCTTGTATAAAAATCTGATTCTTGTACAGATTTTGCCCATTCTGAATTAGAATAAAAACCATAATCTGGTTCATCCCATACGCACATTCCAGCTCCGCTTTTTGGAAGCTCTAAAGCAATGGTAAACCCAAAAGATGATTCGTGGTCTACCTGACTAAATCTGTTCCAGTAATAGTCCAAGTATCCAAATTCACCGTCAGTATGTATTAGCGGTATTCCGTTTGGTCTATTTTGAACCCCGTCTCTTTCTGTATATATAAAAAACCCTGGAATAGGAATGTCGGTAGCAAGCTCACATTTTCCAAAAATACCTTCTAGATTTTTAATTAAAGTTTCATACATTTCTGGCATTGAGTTAATTAAAAATCTGTTTGCATCATTAACTTCTTTAATTATTTCTTCATTAGCATTTATACAATCTACAGATGAGTATTTTGAAAAAGTATAAAAAAAGTTTCCATTTGGAACATCTCTACGAATCCAATGGCTTTCTAATGTGTCTAATCTATTAACTATTTTGTCACACTCTTCTTGAGAAAAAAAGTCAACAAGTTGATGGGTAGCCATTATACAAATCTCCCCGCTAATGATGCCCCAAACCAAAGTCCGACAATACCCATTACTGCAGAAAATACAGGTGGGGCGGGAACTGGAAGTTTAAATAAAACAAACACTGCTCCAATTGCTGCGCCTGCAAAGGTTGTTTTTAAAATCTCAATTAACATCATCTTTTTCCCAGCACTCAACAAGTTGTTCAAATAGAGACCACTCTATTACGGCAAGCCTTGTTTTGCTATTATCCTTTCCTAAAATAAGTTTTAAAGCAGGATACTTATCTCTGCTTACTTTAAATGTGTCTGTGCAGACCTTTGACCATATGCTTTGAGATATTGATATAGACTTTTCGTATTCTTTATAATCAACAACAAAGCTTCTCCACTGAGCATCGCCCTTTTGGTAAGAGCCACGCCCGCTGTTCTTGTGCTGCTTGGCACCATCTCTTTTTGCTTCAGATCTTTCTGACATCAATTTACCTTTACTTGATTGGCGTGTCCCTGTGGGCATTCCCAAGAAAGGATCATGCTTGATGGATCCCAGAAAGCTTCCTCTGCATTACCTTCGCATTTAGAGCACGGCTTAATCCCGCTTATCTTTTCTAATTCATTTTTATGAATTATTTCTGGCTTGTTAAAAAACTCATTAATATTTGGCATTAATCTCACCCGCTAGCTTTTCTACAACATCTGGATTTTCACGCAAGTACTGAATTGCTTTTGCTCTTCCTTGAAAACGTTCTCCGTTTACTGTATACCAAGCGCCACCCTTTTCAACAATACCGCACATTTCAGCAACGTCAAGAGTTTCTCCAACTCTGTCTACTCCAATGTTTTCTCCTTGGTAGTAGAAGTCGTACTGTCCTGATAGGTTAGGGGGGCCGAGTTTGTTGTAATCAATAATCCAATTGACTGGTCTGCCAACTCTTTGTTCAATGATTTTGTCACCGACCTTAACGCCCGCCTTAATCGCATTAGCTTCAGCTTCTGAAGACCAAAGCTTAATGACCGTGGAAGAAAAGAACTTGACTGCCATTCCCCCTGTCGGAATGTGGGAGGCATGCATAGATCCAAACTGATTTCTTTGCTGTGAGATGAGAACCAATAATGTATTTTTGTTTGCATAATTTAACATCTTGACTGCATGAGTCATATCCTTTGCTTCTGCTCCAATTTGCTTAGTATCCTGAAGATCTTTAAGCTCGTTTCCATCTTTTTCAAAATATATTGCTGGTAGTAATGCAGAAATAGAATCTACCACAATAACGTCAACCTCTGCCTCCATTAATTTGGTGGCGACGTCAACCATATCGTTTACTGTCTTTGCTGGAGAGTAAATAAGGGAAGATGAATCCACTCCAAGGGTTTCTGCCCAACTCTGATCGTATGAGGCCTCTGCATCAATCCAGGCACAAGTCTTTCCTGCTTTTTGCGCTTCTGCGATCATTTGTAAACAGAATGAGGATTTGCCAGCAGACTTATTTCCCCAAATTAAAACTTGTCTACCAAACCCTAGTCCTCCGTGAAGAGCAAAATTTAATCCAATACTGGGTGTTGATTGTTTTTCAACAACAACATTTTGTGCTGATTGAACCCTTGCTCTTGTCTTTGGATCTAGCTTTGATAGTATATCGTCTATCAATATTGTCATGTTATCTCTTTCTTTTGTACAATTATAGCATTAAAAGCGGTTGCCGTGAAGCCTTGGTCTTTCTTTATTTATATTAATTTTATATTGTAGAATTTCATCTAAGCTATGATCTACTGTTTCCTCATTACGCATTGCTGCATAAATATCTAACAGTCTAATTATCACATCAGCCATCTCTTCTACAATTTTTTCAGAACCCTGACTTTTACGGATAGCCTCTAAAACCTCTGTGACTTCCGAATGTACAAGTGCTAGTTTATTTCCAATTTTGTCATAAGAGTACTCCCCATCCCAAAAACCTTTTTCTACTGCAGTTTCGTGCAATATTGCTGCTAAAGCATCAAGGCCGTAGTCTGTTACCAAATCCATATTAATACTGTTACTCATTACTATCCTTTAGAGAAAATACAAATGAGGTTCCGTCCTCATTAACGCTAACAACAAGTTCTGAATTTGGAACATCTGCAAAAAATCCTACAGGGATTTCTATTTTTTTAATTTGCTGCAAAACACCAATTAAAATTTTATTTGGATTTAATGATTTAAAATACTCTTCTAATGTAATATCTTCCACTACTTTATCTCCTTTATGTTTAAAGTACCATCGTCTAATTTAGACAGAACTGGCTTACATTTCATTCCCTCTCGCATTCTTGCAAGAGTTTGTTTGTACATGGTTGGAAAAGCAATTGCTCTAACCAACTCTTTATCTTTATTTGTCATAACAATATGACTCATAGTCTTTCCAGCTTTGGTCTGGTATGGTGTAAAATTAACAACCATATATTCATCTTCATCCAACTCGTACTGCTTTTTATATAAGTAGTCTACAAATATATCATTGGAGTCTGGGTTAATATCGGAAACCTTAACGTATCGAGAGATACGATTATCTCCGACCAAAATGAAATACATTTGGCCAGTTTCGATTTGAGTTTGTTCGTTATGAAATAGTCCAATAGATCCAGTTTCATCAACCAACTCTACTCTAGCCCAGCCAGTTCCTCTCTTAATAGACTTGACCATGCCGAACATCACAAATGAACCTAGTTCATCAAATTCTTCAATAGGACGTGCCTGCGCTTTAATTCTTGGAGGCAAATCTAAATTGAATGTTGGTATTCCTAAATACTCGTAGTAATTATCTTTTTCATTACCATCTCTAAGGTTGTCGTCAAAAGCGCATCCTCCAATTGCATTTAATGCCTGAATTGCACGACTATTAATTCCAGAACCCTTCTTAGATGCCTTAGATATAAACTCTTCATAATTTTTAAACGGACGAGCATCAATAATTTTATTTGCAATATTATCTGATATGTACTTTACTTCAGCTAGACCAAATCTGATTGCATTACCTTGTAGTGAAAAATATATGTCAGATTCATTGACATGTGGCAACAAAACCTTTAGCCCAAGTCTCTTTGCCTCAATTAGATATTCTGTTCTGGCATCTTTATCATTTTCGTTTTTAAGAATTGAAAACATAAATTCGAGAGGGTAATAATGCTTAAGCCAAGCCGTATAATAAGAAAGCATGGAATAAGCAACAGCATGAGAGCGGTTAAAAGAATAACCTGCGTGAGCTTCAAACATGTGCCAGAGCGTTTCCGCTTGTTTTTTAGAAATGTGCTTTGAAGCGCCATCAACAAACTTATCCTTGAACTGGTCAAATTCTCTTGCATCTTTTTTCTTACCAATGATCTTACGAACTTTATCAGCTTCAGACCAGGTCATACCCCCTAGGTGTACGCAGGCTTGCATAACCTGCTCTTGGTAAATAATAACACCATATGTGTTTTCGGTAAAAGGCCTCATGATTGGATGCGTATAAGTAATATCCTGTTGACCCTGCTTACGCTTAATATAAGCGTCTCCCACGGTCTTCATGGCTCCTGGACGAACTAAAGCGTTGGATGCTGCAAGATCTTCAAACTTATCGACACCCATCTTGATCAAAAGATTGGTATACGGTGTTGCTTCAGCCTGGAACACTCCCTTTGTATATCCTTCATTTAACATTTTATAAACATTAGAGTCTTCAAGGGAAATTGATGATAAGTTTATATCTTTGCCTGTTCGATCCTTAATAGATTTCAAAGTATCAGAAATAACTGAAAGTGTTTTTAATCCCAAAGCATCCAGCTTAATCAAGCCAATATCAGCAACAGTATCCATGTCATAAGCAACAACAGGAATTCTTCCAGATACTTTATCCTGTGCATCTTCTCTAGATTCTACAGGCGCATACTTTCTAATATCATCTTTTGCAACCACAACTCCAGCAGCATGCACACCAACTGATCTAATTCTTCCACGTAATCTTTCAGCAAGCCACACAACCTCTGGGTACTTTGCCCTGAACTCTTTTGTGTTAGGAGATTCCATGAAGTCTTCAAATGTATCAATAGACTTCATTGCACGATTAACATCTGATAAAGGCACCATGAATACACGTGCAGCATCACGAATTACACCCTTATCTTTAAAATATGTAAAGGTAGAAATTGATGCAACGTGCTTAAACTTTTTCTTTAAATAATCTTTAACCTCTTTACGACGACGGTCTTCAAAGTCAGTATCAATATCTGGAAAATCGTTACGCTCAGGGTTGATAAATCGGAAGAACAAAAGGTCGTATTTAATTGGATCAACATCCGTAATACCTAATGTATAACAAACTAAAGATCCAGCTGCTGAACCACGTCCAGGGCCAACCTTGATCTCATTTGTCTTTGCCCAGTTAATCATGTCTGCCACTACAAGGAAGTATGAGGCAAAGTTTTTATCCTTAATAACAGACAATTCCTCATTAAGCCTATCTATGTAGGTCTGATCTTGGTCCAGGTTTAGCCTTTTAAGGCCTTCTGAGGCCATCTCAGCCAGTTTCTTGTCTGCATTGGTCTTTGGTACTGGCAGGAGGTCTAGTCCGCTGTTAAAATCGTATTCTCCAATTTTTTCAGCAATCTCCATTGTATTTTCATAAATGTCTGTACGATTAATTCCAGCCTTGTTAAAATCAGCTTCAATTTCAGACCTTGATTGAATAAATAAATTATAATCTTGAAATGAAATTTTTCTATCTGGATAAAGATAGTTAAACCTATCAAGCATATCATTCATATTTCTAGACATTTCAAAGTCTGCATCTTTATCCATTTTTGGATTTGTAGACAAGATGAGCATTGCTTCTTCTAAAACTTTATCTTCGCCCTTAGCAAAATGAGCATCTCCTGTTGCCACCGCCTTAATTTTCAGCTCGTCAGCAAGCTCAAGAAGAGCAGAATTTATTTCTGGCGGATTATGAGATTGAACCTCCACATAAAAATCTTCTTGAAAAGTTTGCTTAAAGTCTTTGAGTATAAGCCTTGCTTCTCCCAATTCGCCCTTTTCGATGCACTTACTAATAAGACCATTAAGGCATCCGCTAAGGACAATAATACCTTCCGCATATTCTTTTAAAACCTCTCTATCAATACGTGGCTTGTGATAAAAGCCTTCGTTCCAAGCAATCTCTTGCAATGCATTTATGTTTGCTAAACCTACTTTGTTTTTAGCTAGCAAGATAATATGGTTGTAAGCTTGAATAGACTTATCTGTTTTTGAAGACTTATCAAATCTATCAGTTGGAGAAATATACGCCTCAACACCAAGTATTGGTTTGATACCCAATTCTTTTGCTGCAATTTGCATTTCACGATGTGATGACAAGGTGCCATGATCTGTAATTGCAATTGCCGTCTGCCCTGCATCTAAGGCAGCCTGACATAACTCTTTGGGTGAATTCAATCCATCCATTAAACTATAATAACTATGAACGTGTAGGTGTGTAAAACTCATGTCGCTATTCTACTAAATACATAAGGGGCAGTCAATAGACTGCCCCTTATTATTTAATTTTTACCAATCTACGCTGCTTGATGAAGCACTTGACTCTTCCGCATGAGATCCTTCTCCTGCAAAGAATGCTTCTTGTTCGGTGTACGGCAAATCACGTACAGCAGATTCTTCTAGCTTAAACAGTTCAAGTCCTGAAGCATCAAAAGGTGTTTCATCTTTTGCCAAAGGAATGATTGTGTAGCTTGTATCTGTTTTTGTACCTGAGCGCTTAATGCGCCACATTAGATTTGTAATTGAGCCCATCTCACCAGCATACTCGATTAGTGTTGGCGTTACAGTTTTTCCACTTGACCCTTGTGAAAGAATTGCAACATATGGTTCCTCTTTGCCATCATCAACTAAAACGTTAATGTACAAGCGTGAACGACCCTTCCATCCCGCTTTGTAATCCTTACGATGCTGTTCGCAGCCAAAGCACTTGCCTTGGTCTTCCATTGAGCATAGAGCCTTACGACGATAATCTTTTGGATTTGTGTGCTCTACTGCAATAAATCCGAGACCTAGTGTCTCGCTATAATTTGGTGAATCTGGATCAAGCTCTTGTAGAAAACGAATCTTAACGCTTTCACCATCTTCTAACTTTACCCAGCGTCCTTTTGTTCCATCTCCGCCAGATGACTGTGGTTTGTCCATGACCTTGTTTAGGTCTTTTAGTCCTTTTACGATACCCATTTATTCTCCTAGTTTATATTTGATGGTATAAATCCATCTATCTCTTTATTATATCACAAATTCCAAGATCTGTATTCAATATCAGAAACTGAATTATTGATACAAGATTTTATCTCTTCGTCTGTCATATCTCCTACATCTTTTGCATCATGTGGATATATCTTACCATATTCATAAGAAGACCACAAGATGTCTTTGTTGCGTAATTTTTCAGATATTGCTTTCCCAAGCTCCCGTCCTGCTGTGTCACTATCAGTCATGATAATAATTCTATTAAAGTACCTATTCAACAAGCTATGTTGCTCTCTTGACAAAAACCCGCCTAGCGTAGCAACAACATTTGGGAACCCTGCCTGATGTACACGAATTGCATCAAAGTTAGACTCAACAACAATTACGTTTCCACCAATCTTTTTTGCACGATGGACATTAAACAATGTTTTACTTTTAGGAAGGTTTGTGCTATTTTTAAAAGCCTTACCCTCAATAGATCTTCCTACTATTCCTATAGGAGTACCATCTGGACTATGAACTGGAGTTACAACCATGTCTAGATTTTTAGAGTAGCCTAATTCAAAATGCTTCATTGAATCAACATTTATTCCTCTTGAATTTAAATAAGATTTTGCTCTTTCGTTTTCGGCTAAGTCTAAATGCAAACGATACACTGTATCGTAAGGAAAATTTTCAAACTCAGGTTTTTCTTCCATTAATGACTCAAGCATTTCGTCAAATCCATCTAGAGACTCTTGTGCCTTTGTAGCAATAAGTCTAAGAACCTGAAAGTTATTTTTGCCTGAAACCCTTCTTACAAGTTCAACTAAAGATCCTGACTCACCGCATGCTGGGTTATAGCAAAGCCAAGCACCAGATATTGTGCTTATACAACAGCTTGCACTGTGCCTATTGGAATGAAATGGACAATAAAACATAATATCATTGCCAGGTTCGCTGGTTGTCTCTAAACCAATTTCTTTTAGGATAGACTTTATTTGGCCTGGTGCATATTGCGTGGAATTAATTTGCCCTGTTGTATTCCCTCGTACTGCCATGATCTCTTCTTTCCTATGTATATGCCATATATTGACATCTTAAAAAACCACTCGTCCATATCAGACGAATATTCTACAGTCCAAACTGGGTCCATGTCAAGAGCCCTAACGTAACCTCTGTCCCGCATCTGCACTTCTAGAGTACGCTCATTTAAATCTCTAATCGATAGCGCCTTTGAGTCATCAAGAAATTTGCCATCTATAGAAAATCTTTTAATTGCCTTGTGCATCATTATTAAACGGATTCTCGTAAATTTCTTTTACTATACCCCTATTAATATCCCAATCTAAATAGAAGTTAAAATCATTTCCATGTCTATTCTTTCTAGAAATAACCTCAATCATGTTTGTTCCAGGATATCTGTGGATAGCCATAGCCATGTCAGCATCATATTCGATTGCCTTTGACCAAGCTACTTGACTCATCATTGGAGGATTGTCTTGGTCCGAAATGTCATCCGCAGTAGCTGCTGTAATATCAATAACAGGAATGTTATTTGAAACTGCAAGCAACTTAAACTCACGAGAAATATTTCTATTTCGCTCTACTTCAGAATTTGATCGCTTATTGTCGTTGAACAACTGGTGGTAATCAAGAATAACCAAGTCTGGTTTATGCTGATCAATCTTACCCTGAACTGTTGCTGGAGTTACCTCAGCAGTACCCTCATTAGATATAAGGATAAAACTATTTTTTCCTTCAAACTTTTTCTTACCCCATGACTTAAAGTCATCAATGTTAATGTCACCTTTTGATAAATCGCTTGCTTTAAATAGCCCTGAACCCATCATGGTGTAAATACGGTCACGCATATTCTCTGGAGACATTTCAAGAGAAATGATCATTGGCTTGAATCCTTGTTCCCAAGCCTTGCATGCCAGATAAGATGTGAACCAAGTCTTTCCTCTACCTGGCCATCCAATTGCTACAATAAGATGTCCTGGGGCCATTCCTGTTGGATACGCCTTATCGATAGCCTGAAACCCAGTAAGGATTCCTGGGCTTCCGCCCATAATAGCAGAACGCTCCTTTACCGAAAGAAAATGGTTTTCTGCTGACTCAATATCAATAACGTCAACGTCTCTAACGTTATTTGTAAACTTGCTTAATGTTGCAAGCTTGCTTTGCATATCCGCAAGAACTCTTGCTGCAGCATCTTCTTTTAATGCTGAACCACTTTGTAGAATGATAGACTTTAATCTGTTTGATAAATACTCGTTCTTTAATTTATCTAAGTAGTAGCCTGTTTCTGCTTTAGTTTCAACAACTTCAAAATCTTTAAATCTTTCAATCAGAACGCCAGCTTCTGGCACAGCTTTAAACTTATAGTAATATGACTTAAGCCCATCCCAAATATCTTTATGGGATGTAAACAGATCATCAACGTTATCTGCTAGTAGTGTGCTTATGTCCTTGTTTTTACATACAGCTGAAATCAACTCTGCTTCTGTATTCATTATTCTCCGCCTTCTACCATTTGTCTGGTTTCTTCAAGTAATCTTTGTCTGTTAAGCTTATCTTTATCTATTTCCTTTTTCAAGAAATCCATCTTGTCAAAATTATAATAAAAGAACTGTAATGGGTGCCCTGTTTTTGATAATCCAAAGTAGTACTCCAGCAACTCTCTTGCCCTGTCAAATCCTACGCTATCAATCACATCTTGCATAGCCCACTTCTCTCTAAACTTATTTAGCGTAGGAGTTTTTCCGTACTTCTCTTTGTACAAATTTGTATAGAGCGAAAGTAGGATATATGGTTCTTTATTATTTGCCACGCTTTAGCTCTTCCTCTACTTCTTGAGTTTTTTCAATCAGCTTGTTTTCAACAAAAGCGTATACTCTTTCTGTTGCAACATCAACAGTCTCACCTTGACGGACATCATCTTCAACCCCTATGCCAATTTTAATGCTCTCATAGTTACCTAAATTTCTGGTAAAAGATAAATCAACTTTTACTTTTGTTGTCATCTGTGCTCCTTTTTAATATGATTAGATAATGTCATGTGTGCAAAATCAGATCTTACCTCAAGCTCTTTGCTGCACTCAGGGCATATAACTATGCGACTACTTGCCATTATTCCGCCTTCCATACTGGTACAAAACCCGAATCAGTCTTAGTATACAATATAAGATTGTTTTTGAGAATAGCCTGTAGCTCTGTTTTTGAAGGAACATTTTTAGAATGGCCCGACTCTAGGATATACTCGTGAATATCATATATGTGTTTTTGATTAAACATATATCTAAACCAAACATGATTATCCTGCTTGCTAATAGGATATATAATAGAAGGGGTTATTACCTTACCTTCGATTATATAATCTTGAATAGTAACACGATGCTTATTTAATATTTCAGAAACCTCTAAAATAGAATAAGCTGTCTCCATATTTTTCTTTACCTGCGAATAAGAATATAAAACTCTTTTTCGATCTGGGTAGCACCAGGCCACAAGTTCGTCTTTTGACCTCGATGCTTTTAAGACCTTATGGATTTTATCATTTAAGAAGAAATACCGTAGGCTTTTTTGTTTTCTGATTCTTTTTTCTCTAGCCATCTTCCAAACCTACTTGACTCCTTATCAATCATCCACCTTTTTCCGCATAATATGCAGTAACACTCAACGCTTGTTAGCTGAGAGAATACACGATCAACAAAAACTCTGCCTCCGCATTTAACACACTTCATCATCATACCGAGAACACCTTTCCATCCACTACACATGAATAGTCTGGTGCTACATGTACCATCTGAATATGTGGGTAATCATTTACGATATGTGCAATTGCAAATCCCTTCTGCCAGTCATGGTGTTGAGTATACTTCATGCCGTCTGACTTTTCGTCACACATATGTCCAATTTCATAGCCACGGAGAGTTTCTCCTTCTCCGTTGTTTCTGAGTTCGTATGTAACCATATGAGAAGCAATTCTATGCGAGTGTCCACGAATTAGTGAGACCTGCATATCCTCCATGTCTTTTCTTGCAGATCCTGTTGCTGCAATTGAAAGTCCATGATGTACGTGGATGTCACCGAATCTACGTTTTGGCAGCTCGTTATAATATATGTATTCGTAACCTAGAGTATCCAAAGACCACAGTGACTCTGGCGTTACGTCTTTTGCATAGTCTGGAAGCTTCTTATCTATATAGTCAAAAATACGAATGTCATGGTTTCCTAAGGCAGAAAAAAGCTGTGCGTCTGGAAGCATCTCACGTGTTTTTGTATAAAAATCTCTTGCGCCTTTTGCCTCATGTCTCATTAATGGGACAATAAGGTCACGACTATCGTCTTTATGTAATTGTAAAAACTCTGCAGAGCGACCCTCTGTGTATTTACTATAACATGCTTGATCATCTGTATCGCCAAGGTAATCTACCACGTCTGGCTTAAACCACTTCATTACCTTGAACCATAGCTCGATCATCTTATCATCCTGATACGGAAATTGCTGATCAGATGAGAGCATCCATTTTAAATCGTTTGCCATTTACTTCCTCATAATATACAAAAAGTCACGAGGTCGTGACTTTGGTGCTACACTAAAAGTGTAGCATATTAAAAAATTGTGTCAATAGATGTTAACTACTAGCAGCTAATGTTCCTGCTGCGTATAGCATAAAATCAACAGAGCCAGCTGTTGCACCTGCACCAGATCTTATCTCGTAAGACATTGACTTTTCATCAACGCTTGTGATAACTGGATGAACCCTAAGCAATGTTTCTGCTTGTCCTGATTTTCCATAAACCTGTATCCAGCATGCTGGGATAGACGTAAATCCAGTTCCTGGGAAAGTCCATGTTCCGCTTGCTGAAGGCTTGTTTGTTGGCTTGACATTCTTTGCTACCTTTTTAGAGATAACAGTATTTGCACTTTTTACAGTAGTTGTTTCTGTAGTATTTAAAATAGATACAGCAGATGACTGCTCACCCTTTGCAATTAAATTAATATTTTTTACAATTGTTTTTAGCAAATCAGATGTGACTGGATCTCCATCATTAATCTGCATTGGGTCTACTGTAATTGCCATTTTTACTCCTTGTTATCCTCTTGTTTTTCTGCAAGCGAATTTGCTAAGCTTGTTATTTCTGCACGTAGAACTGCTATGTGTGTCTCATATTGTGAGACCAATTGCCCAATTCTTTCCTGCAATGCTTGAATAACTAATTCCTGTTTTTCCATTATACACCCTTCAATGTGTTTACTTCTTGTTGTAGATATTCTACCATATCAGACAATTCTTGTACAGACCTAACTAGAGGCGATATGAACTCAGCATATCTTAAATTCTGCCTAGAGTCTGGATCATTATGGTCATCGAGAACCCAACCAGCAAAATTATCCCCGACTCCAATTTGGTCTAGGACCTGCTTTACCTCTTGTGCAACAAAGCCATAGTGTTTTCTTAGTCCTGGCCTTGAAACAGTTTCTATAATATCTTTTCCATTTTCATCTACACCAATTACTTTTGGAACAAGAACAGTAATTTCTTCTTTTAGATCACCCTCAACATCTATTTCTTTTGTTGACTCTTCCATTACTTCTTCAAAGCCCGTCTCTTTCCATTTATAAGAAACTGGCCTTAATAGTTTAATGAATTCCAAACCTAAATCGGAATAATCTATATCTGTTTTAAGTCTTTCATCTGATGAGTTTACTGTTGTATCTACTGCCCAAACATCTGCCCATCTTCTAGTAGAAATACCCAGTGATCTAGCGTTATCGGTTCTTGGAGACCAGTCTGAGGTAACTCCGTAGCCTCCAGATACTCCATATCCGTTTAAATATGCGTCAGCACTTGAATTAATATAATACGTTGTTCCATCTGCAAAATATGCATTGCTAGATAGATACAGATTGTTCCAGCTAAACGAGTTAGTTCCTAGGCTGTAAGTTGCATCTGCCCAAGGGTAGCAAGATGTTGTCCATCCAGAGTTTGATGTGCTAGCATGTCCTATGGCCTTAATAACCATAGTTGTTATTCCGCCCTTTGAAGCAGATGTGTTTATGTATCCAGTGCTGCCTTCATCAGCCCCAATAACAATTGTTCCACCCGTAATGGATGATGAATCAATGTTACCGCTAAATGCCGCATTTCCGTTATTTGAGGCAATTGCAAAAGTTGTTTTTGATCCATTATAGGCTGTAAGTCCAGCAGAGTTTAAAATTACATAAGCACCAGTTGAAGGTGTGGTACCCTGACTTGTATTAATTTTAAACGTACCTGGTGTTATAACTATACCATTAGAAGTAATTTCGGTAATCTGATTATTTGCAGTTGCAATTGCATATCCGCCTGCCTCTAATTTTGTGTCAAGAGCAACTTTAGTTGCATATGTTGTATCGGTTCTTTGTGTCCAAGATGATCCAGTCCAAGTTTTTAATACGCCAGTAACGTCATGGATCCATATGTCTCCTGCTTTTGTTGCAGTTGGGGTTGTACTCTGAACAAAAATAGCATTTTTGGTTGCTACGCTACTATTTAGTGTTGTATTTGAAACATAACTTCCTTCTACTGTTGTTAACCTATTATTCAGTCCAGTGGTTATCGCAGTTGTAGCATATCCATCAATTGAAGAAGAAGTAAACACTGCACCTGTTGCATACAGAACGCCAGACTTTGTAACTCTGAATGGGGCATTAGAAGCTGTTTGACTTCCAACCCATAATCTATATGTTGCGTCTGTTGAACTTAATTTAACAATAGAAGAGAGAGTTCCAGTTGTGTCACCTAATGTTATATTTCCGCTTGAGTCAAGTATGGTACCGCCCTTAGAAATGCTTCCTGTTGTTTGAGCTGTTCCATCGATATACCATCCACCAATATAACCTTTTCTTGCATCAAGTTGCCCTGTTGCTGAAGAAACTGAAAATACTTGATTATTATTTGCATCATATGCAAATACTCCAGTTGATCCCATACGTACTCTGGCACCGCTATCTGGTGATGCTCCAGCATATATTATTCCTGTTGATACTTGTACGTTTCCAGAAAATACTCCGCCTGTTGCATTAATTTTACCAGTAGTATATAGATCGGATCCGTCCCAGTAAAGGAATGCTGTTGAGCTACCAACTCTAAACTGTCCAGTATTTAGCCAGTAATTATGTCCTACATTTGTTGTAGATTTATTTAGAATAATTCCGCTATAGGTTCCTGCTGTCATAGACGGAGTTGTTGTTGTGGAAGTATTTATATCTTGAGATATTCCAGTTCCAAATTTAAATAAATCTGATGTTTTACCACCAATTGAAATAACAGACTTCAATTGTGCCCATACGTCTGAAGGCATGGTTGAATCTATTATTGGACCGACTGTTCCAGATTGCGGTGAAGCCCAGGATAGAGCGTTGTACGGACTTTTTGCTGTTACCTGATAATAATATAAAGTGTTAGGTATTAATCCTGTAATTGTAAATGTTGTAGTTGCTTTTCCTTCAACTTGACCATATTCCCAAACTGGGTTTTGTGTTGTTGCTGGATTCTGTGTTGTCCATCTTATTACATACCCAGAAGTGTTATCGTCAGTCTTTGCAGTCCAAGAAGCTGTTATTCCAGCCTTGAATCCAGTCACGTCTCTTGAATCTAAAAATCCTGTAACAGAAACTCCAGTTGGGGCAGTCGGAGGAGTTGTTGTATCTGGGTCCGCATTCTGTGGAGTTACTGGGCCTGCTATTACATCACTCTTGTTAGCATCTTCCCATTGATCTCTAGTTCTTATTAAAACCCATCTTGGAGAAAAATCTGAAGTTGGAACTGTAATAGATGTAGATGTTCCAGTATAAACTATGTACTGCTCTCCAGAAAAACTTCCAGTCAAACTTTCAAATATTATAATGTCAGCATGTTCGCTTGCAGACGGAAGCGAGAATTTAATTCCGTAAGACTTTATCCCTGGAGTTAAAACAACATCTGTGACGGGTAATGTTTTATTTGGAATATCAAACGTAGTATCAAGCCACGGAGAATAGTCGCTGTAAGAAATTTGTTTTGTTTCTGGGTCTTCATATTTATATGCAGCAGCAATTCGATATCTTTTATAAGCTACAAGCGGAAGATCTATTATTTCTGTAAAAGAATCAGCCGAAGTTTTTGCAGCAGCAGCTGCAGCATCTGCGTTATTGTTTTGCAGATCTGGAGTAACTACTGGCTCATATCCTTTATAGTTTGGCATCTTAGAAATTCAACCCTAATCTATACTCTATGTCCATTTGCTTGCCCAATGTTTTTGTTTGTGGCGTAGACAATACAGATCTGCTAATCATTCCGTAATCTACCCTAAAAGAATCTTCATCATTAATTCTTAAACCATCAAATAAAACAGTGCTGTTTTGACCAGTATTAGCTTTAACACCGACACCAACCTTAATTATATTTTGATTAGGGGTACCAACATTATACTGATATGTATTATCGTATACTTCTCTTAAAGTAATTTTTTGAATTTTATTTCCTACAGTAGTACCATCAAATCTGATTTCATAATAATCAGAATCAGAACTATAGAACCTAATAAACACATAATCCAAATTTGTGTCTGACTGGCGATAAGCAATTGAGACGCTATCGTTTGATCCATAACCTACCAAGTCAAGTAAAGATACATACGAATATTCTTTTTCTGCTCCATTGCTTGATACTACGGACATCCAAGATGACCCTATGGGAGCAACGACACTTGTGTCTGTTTCTGGTGTGTCTAGGTTTTCATCAAGCCATAGGGGAGTATTTTCAAATGTTGAAATTAATTTGCTTTGAAAATCTGTTGTTCCAAATGTGGTGGATGGGAATAGTCCTAGCTCTGAAATAATTCCAGAGGCATCCGTTGGCAAGGTTGTTTTATAGATAACGCCATACGAGGTTGTACCGTCAACTGTAGAAGTTTGAATATCTATACTTTGTAGATTTGCCTGTGACCTATAAAACTCAAACTCAAGCTGAGTATCATTTTCTGTAGCTGCAGTTGAGCCTATACCTACAGCTATGTCTTTCTTCTCATTGGCATTAATTCCTGCCATAGCCTGAGTTATATATCTTTTTCCAAATTTGGTTATTAAATTACTTTGTCTATATATTTCTTTTCCGTCTTCGTAAAAAATATATGTGCCATTAATATTACTGACCATAAAGCTTAACTCCTTTGACAGCTTCTCCTACGTGATTTTTTACATTTATGGTAAATCTAACAAAATCATTTCCGTTGCCGTCTCTTACTTTTTCTTTTTTTAAAATTGTTATGTCTGATAAATATGGTGCCTCTAAGCTGACTGGTGCTTCTGGCTCGTCCCCTAGACCATCTGTACCGTCATCATCTGAGCCGTCGTCGTATTCCTCAGGCTTTACTTTAGCATAAAGTTGATCGCCACGTATAACGTTTACAAGCTCTGGCTTAAGCACGTCAATTAGAGGGTCTCCCTCTCTTAGTATAAACTTAGGAGCCCTTACCTGCTTATTATTAATGTCTGCCATATTTACATTCTACCATTTCATCCAGTATAAACCGACCTGGCTTTTATTCTAGTTGTTCCGTTTAAATCTGAAGAATTTGAGGTTTCAATAATAACATATTTGCCTACTGATTGTCCAGATGGAAG